CAACATTGTGAAGAAGGAAGCGGGGTTTCATCAATCCTATGTCTTCTGTGGCCCACACGGTACGGGGAAAACAACACTGGGGCGAATACTCGCTAGGGCTTTATTGTGTGATTCCCCCGTGAATGGCGAACCATGTGATGAATGTTCCTCGTGCAAGACTATCCTTGAACACGGTAATAGCGAATGTTTCATTGAGATCGATGCTGCCACGAACAGTGGGAAAAGTGACATCAAGGATATCGTGGACTCCCTTGAGTATGTGGCTGTGAGTGGTCGTAAGAAGATTTACCTTTTTGATGAGGCACATGAACTTTCTCGTCAAGCCCTTGATGGTCTCTTAAAACCAATGGAAGACACCGTCTATGGAACACAAGAGAAGAAACTCATTTGTATCTTCTGTACCACAGAGCCAGAGAAAATGAGGAAAACGATCTTCTCACGATGTGCTCCAGCATTTGTTGTGCGTTCTCCGACACCTCAAGTGATCGCAGATCGCCTTCAGTATATCTGTGAGCAAGAGAAGATTGAGTTTGATTATCCAGCCCTCACAGCCATAGCAGAATATGGTGAGTGTCATGTCCGTGATGCCATCAAAGCAGTGGAAGGGGTTTCAATGGTTGGGAGGGTGTCCTCTGAATCCGTGAACCACTATTTAAGGCTAGATACAACCTTCAAAGCCCTAGACATCCTTGAGAACCTACACGGAGATTTCAGCAAGGTTTTGGAAACCCTAGACACTTTATCCACGATGGCTTCAGCCAGTGCAATGTACGAGATGTTGGCAAAACTTTCAATGACGGCTTTTCGTTATTCAATGGGTTTCCAAAAGTTACCCTCTTATTTGAACGAAGAAAGAGTGTCGAAAATTGCAGAGAAGAAAGGGGTTTTACTGCAATTAGTGAAAAGTTTATTGTCACCTCCCTTCAATCCGACATATAATATGTTGATTTGCGACTTGGCAAACTATTATCATAACCAACACACTATCAGCACTCCACAAAAAAACGAAGCATTCCCGAACCAAGTCCAGTCTTCAACGGTATCATACACCGAAGATACGACAAAGGTACTAAATGGGGTCTATCGAGAGCCAAAGGCTGTCAATAATGCCCCAAAAAAAGACATTCCTTCAATGGGGTTGTCTTTGGATCAATTCCGTTCCTTTGTCCTCACAAGATTAAAGGAACTGGAAACCAATGGCAGATGATAGAGACCAAAAAACTTGGGTTGTCCTAGAACTCACTTCAAAAGGTGAATACCTTGTTCGTGAGGGAACACTAGAGAAATATCTCAGAAGACATCTAGGTATAGATGAAGATCACTCCATCTATATTCCTCTCCATACTTATAAAAAGGGTGGGAGAGAAATCCAACTAGAAGGGATACAAGGATACGCCTTTATAGCCAGTGGTTTGATGGATTATGATTATTTCGCTCTTGAACAACATGACTACACTCGCAGTGTTCTTTCGATAGATAGAGGTAAATACAGAACAATCACAACACTACCAGATAGTTCCATTCAACATATCCGAGATAAGATTCGAGAAGAAATCTCGACAGACCTTGATGAGGGTATGTTTATTCGTGTCATTCTAGGGAACTACATCTCCTTAGAAGGTGAAATTATTGGGTTCGATGGTGATAAAGCATTGGTGGAAGTCGGTCTGAGATCGATTCACGCTATTGTTCCAATCCCAAGAATCTGTTGTGACCCTATTAAGGAGTGAATATGTGGTGGAGTGGACATAAAATACTAGAGCCTCACGAGTTGGAGAATCGCTTTTCTACTGAGGATTGTATCTTCAATAATGGGATTACCTTCACAGAGGTGATGTCTGAGGAGATGAAAGCACAAGTTGATAAGATTAAATCGTTTTTGGATATGATTCCTAGACGGGAAGCCGATTTTGTTGAGTTGTACTACTTCCAACACATGAAGCAAACGGATATCGCAAACTTGTTTTGTGTGACCCAACCGACTGTCTGTTATCGTCTTCAAAGGGCTTCTGCTCGGATTAAGTTCCTTGTAGAACTCCCCGATTTAACCATAGCACAGATTCAGAATGACCTTGAAGAAGTCTTGGTTGACCCTCTCGATGTGAAGATCATGGTGCAAATGTATCAAACGACATGTCAATCAGAAGTGGCGAAGAATCTCAATGTTTCTCAAGGGCTAGTTCGACATAGATTTATTAGGTCTATCAAACGATTGGGTTGTGACGGCTACGATGAACTGGTTGCCGTTTATAAAAAAATCTCCGAAAACTTGAACATCCTCAGAGAAGTGCAACGACCCTCTCTTTCCGAAACTTCTTTCATTGTCTTACACTAATCCGTTTATAGACGGACACATTTATTGAGGGACACAAATGTCAGACAAGAAAGAACATCGTATTTTAATGACCAAGCGACTGGCTAGGCGGTGGGTGTTATCCCATATTCGTCCAGAGAGCCGTATTACGGTTTATTATGGTGCAACGGATGTTAGCCGTATCCCTTCTCTTTTGCGTAGTTTCCGAGATGGGAAAGTGAAATTGACGGGTGTTGATATCAAGATTCCCGATTTGGGTGTTCAAGAACGCTTTGATGCCTTTGAGGTTTGGTCTTCCGATAAAGAGTCTATGATTGTTCTTAATAAATGGCTTGAAGATCGTGGATTTCAGACATCGGGAGTTTGGTAATGTCATCACAAAGAATTGAGAGTGCCTTCAAATATAAGTATGTGACGGTAACGGCAGACACTTATTATTACGAAATTGTGGCAGACACCCAACTTAATATCTCAGTTCGAGATATCGTAGCCCCCAACGGTCAGTTGATAGACTCCATGACACTTCTCCCAGCAGAAGTTGTTTCTGATATAGCCGCAAGTATTCTTGTGGTGAAAGATTTATTAGGTCTTGCTACTCGTCTTACGGGTGAGGCAGATTTCGTTTCGGCTACCTCCGTTACGGTGGAGTTCGCAGAAGCCCAGAACTCCACAGATTATTCTGTTCTTCTTGACCCTTCTGTTTTCTTAGATTTTCGTGTCACAGCGAAAACTACGGTGAGTTTCACTATTGAATCCTCGACAACATATACGGGTTCAGTTCGCTGGTCTTTATTTGTGTAGGGAGTTGATATGGGTCAAAGTAAGTTTTCAAAATTAGATGGGGTGTCGTTCGACCCAGAGAACTACGCCAATACTCAGATAACCATCAATCATGTTGATGGGACATTGGTGTTTCAAGACGAAGAAATAACCGCTTTGAAACTATCTCAATTGGTGGGCTTCGAGAATATTGATAATGTTTTTCTCGTGGGCAAAACGGGTAGTGGTGCTAGATATAAGACCATCCAAGATGCTGTTGATGCAGTTTCCGTGACGAGTTCTTATTTAGAACCGTCTGTTATAATCGTTACGGCTGGTGTTTATCAAGAATCTTTGACTATCCAGAAGGATGGGCTTCACATTATTGGAATGGGGCGAGTCGCTCTCAAAGGTGACGATGGTTCTCCCTCTGTTTTGATTGATGACTTGGGTGTTGTTATCCCTCAAGTTCTCCACATAGAAAATCTTATCATTGAGAAAGACCAAGACGGTGAATCTTGTGTCGAAGTATCTGGTTCGTTGGATTCAACTCTCCTTCAAAAAGGGTTGACTCTTAAAAATTGTTCTTTAGAGGCTACTGGGATTGGGTCATACCCAATCAAAGCCGATAAAGTCAATTCTATCACTGTGCTTGACGGTACTTGGGGGGCTAGTCGCCTAGACTCCATTTGCTTTATTTCACAAGTGGCATATTTCCATTGTGTTGGTTTGCAACAAGGTACGGCTTTTCAGATGTCTTATGATGACTCTGCTGATGCTCCCCTCACAAAAACCTCCGAGTATATTATTTCTAGTATGCTTGGGAGTGGTAACTTCTTGATTTCTTTGTTGGGGACGGGTTCTTTGACTGTCAACCGTAGCACCATTGGTGATTTATCCATTACGGGAGATAGACTACTGTCAGTGTCGGACAGTAAGACAATGAACCTTACGGTACAAGGGACGACAGCGTGTTCTGTGGATGCGACAAAGCATGGGACAATCGGTGGAGATATCACTGCCACTCTTTCCCTCAGTGAACTTAGGGATTCTGTGGATTTAATAGGAGTGGTCAGCGTTAGCGTGCCGTTGCCTTTGCCTTACCCCAACTCTTTTTATATGGTCAATCTCGATGGCTATGATGGGTCAGCCCCTTATGTCACCAATAAGACTACCACGACTTTTGATGTGGTCTTTCCCGATGGGTTGGTTCACACCACAACAGTGCAGTATCAAGTTATTCTTTGATCGTGGTAATATGCCTATATTTTCAACAAAGATAATAGAGGTGTCTTATGAGTACGGATAAATATGACTTTTGGAACGGCTTGATGTCGGGTGCATACATGAATGTGAAAGGTGCATCTGACGGGGTCGATATGTTTTTAGAGGAAAGCCTTGATAAAGAAGCAACCGATAGAACCTTATCAGATTTGACTGATAAAGGTAGAGCCAACAATGCTTTGAGTTTGCCCGTTTCCGATGGAACACGGGTGGCTTTCGTAGCGAACTTGGGTTCGATTCTGTCTTTAGATGACGCTCCCGAAAACAATGCCAAAGGGACAGTTGTTACTGTTAAGTCTGCTGGAGGGGCTATCACTTCCCACGATGGTCGTGTTTTTGTGAAATGGGATGATGGTCAGTTTCGTGCAGTCCACCAAAATCATCTTCGTTTGGCGAGTGGACACTCCAAGACACAAAAAGCCGCTGGTAACACAATGCGAGTTGCTTCTCTTGGTGACTTGACAGACTTCTTGAGAATTAGTTCGGATACTCTTATCCATAAAGCCACAGAAGATATCTGGTCATTCAAAAAAGATGCTGACGGTTTCGTCATAGAGCGTTTGCTCGGTGAAGACGGTAAGCCTTTGAAATTATAGGATTGTATAATGAAGAAAATATCATTTAAGAAGAAGCAACGGTCTTTTCTGGAAGAAAAGTGGGGGGCATCCTTAGAACCGAAAAGTCAAATGACTAGAACGGCTGGTGAAGTTCGTTTCGTTAAGGATAACTCGAATGATGCTAGTTCGTGGGCTTGGAAACAAGGCCCCTCCGAACGCTCAATGCAACCCGATTACAACTTTAAGCCAAAGCGAAAGAAAGCATTAGCCAAAGTTCTCAGAAGCACAACTGCTTCTATGGGACACGCTATGAGTGCCTACAACTCTTTCACGAAAATCAAGAGTGCTGATGTATCCCCCGATGGGGCATTGGGTGGGAAAGGGTACATACAAAAGATTATGGATATGCGAAAGCAGTACATGAATGTCGTTGAGGCGTTATCTGCTTTGAGTGACACCATTTATGACGAGATTCAAGCCCCACATTGGGCTGCGATTTCCCGTCAAGAAACGCCCGAAGACAAAGCAGAGGTCACCCAAATCATACAAGATGCCGAGAGCATTAAAGAAGACCCAGAGAGTTGGGCAGAAGAACAAGAGGAAACAATGGATGAAGATCACACCCCAATGGGCAAGACTGCTTCTTCAAAATCTATTCCTAAAAAGTATTTAAGAGGTGACAAATGAGTTCAAAAATACCATCAGACCATCTAGTTCCTAGAGGTCTAAACGGCTTGATCGATACCTACCCCGATATGAACTACGGCTTGGGGACATTGGAGAAGACTTTCATGACAGATGGCACAGCCGACTTCACTTCGGGACTCCCCGATGGGATAGTTCGTGGTGAGGATGAAGGTCTTGGTGATCTTGGTGATTTTATGAAAGAAGGGAACATTGCTGATATGTCTTTCATTGATATTGAAGGCGATGCTCACATCCAAAGTCTGCCCGAATATGGTGAAGCAGACAGTTCGCTCGAATCTGCTTGGGGAGAACTACAAACTCCAGCCATATATGCTGAACACCAAAAAGATTTGACAGCCATTCCCCGTGCCATAACTCAGACTGAAGTAGAAGAAGATGTCCTAGAAGAAGTCGCCATGAAATGTGCGAGGTTGTTGCATAATGGTGCGAGCATGAAGAATCTCCAGCGAATCGCTTTCGACCGATTGGGTTCTGATGTTACGGAACTTCGTGAGGATTTTGAATACCTCACGGAAGAAAGAGGCTTGATGGGAAATGTTTATGTCCTTGCGAGTGCTTACCCACAAATCGAAACGGGGCATTGGAATAAAGCCATTAAGAAGGCTTCCCCACACGCTCAGTACTTGTTGATTGATGACGGTCACGCTCTATCAAGCCAAGAGACATTCAATGGAATGAAAGTGGTTTTGGATGTTCCTTACAAGCAAGCCTTTGAGGTCTATAAGCCTTTACTTGAAGCCTCTGGTCGTAAACTAGCCTCTGGTGATTCAAGGGCTGTCCTCAAACAAGCCTTCCTAACTACGCCTCAGAAGAAAATCCAAGAGGTATTCCATGAGAAGGCATACAGAGTCGTTGACACTGTTTCCATGAAGGAAGCCCAACAACAGTTCGGGGAATACACCCCAGAAGAACAAAGAGTTTATCAAGATAGTGAACGCCAAGATAGAATCGCACTCAAAAAAGCCCACAAGAAACTAGCCAGTGCTTACCGTGCTGGGATGATGAGCCGAGATGAATTGAAGAAATTGGCGGGTCTGCGTAGTCACACTCAAATCGAACTAGAACTACATAGGCTGAAACTCAAGAGTCACGCTGCCTCTGAATCTTATTCTGGTGCAAAAAACTCTATCGCCAATCAAGAATCTTTGAAGCATGAACAAGGAGATATCACTGGGCGAGTTAAGAAAGCGAAAGAAGAAAAACGAGTTGCTTCCGTGAGGGCAAAAGTTGCTGTTATTAAACAAGCAATCGACAGAGGTGTTCGTGGGAATGAACTAGCCCGTATCATTAAGCAGAAACTCAACAAAGCAGACCTCCGTATTGCTTCTCCGATATTAAATCCCATCTTGAAAGAAACCAATGCACTCGCTCTCCCTTCTGCTCAGACGGAAGAATATAGTGGTGCTTCTTTCACAGCCCACCAAGAACATCGAAGAACCGCCCATGTCGAGAAGTTATCTCAAACTGAGATAGCCATCGGTAAAATGGCTCGTTGGACTAGACAACAGATGACAGAAGGGACAATCGGAAAAACTCTCACGGCTATGCTAAAGACCAAGTTCGCTTCCCCCTTCTTGAAGAAAGCCTCAACCACAATCCAAGAAATCCGAACATCCCATGAAGGCTTGTCTGGGCATCTTTATGTGGATGCTGAGGCGTATGCCTCTCCCGTTGGGACAAAAGGTTGTGATGAAGGTGGCTTGAAGCACCGAGCCAATCAGTTGCCTTTCGTTATGGGGATGGACAGATGTGGTTCTTGTTCTTTTGCCAGTCGTAAAGCCGATGGTACTTCTGTTTGTCAGAAATACAACAAGCCGATTATCACCGAACTCCCTTCTGAGTCTAAAGACTACCAAGCAGAGAATATCCGAATGGCAGATGCCAGTGATGCTGAAATAACGGCTTCTATTTTTGCTTCTCGATACGAACCCTCAGAGTTCAATCTAGCGAACTCCGAACTAGATAACTTTTCCTTTGAAGAAATGGCGACAGCAGAAACTCTCTCAAATGTCTTTTTCGGTGGGATGGAGATACACGATGACGAATAAAGAAGCGGGTATGCCTCAGAACCCAGAAATACTAGGTCAAGTTTTGCATGATGTCCTTTGTACTTTGCGAACTATGTATGTTCATTATCAGAACTTACATTGGGAGAGTAAAGGCGATTCCTTTTACAGCGACCATCTTTTGTTCCAACGCTTGTATGAAGGCGTGGCAGAAGAAACAGATGCACTCGCTGAGAAGATTCTTGGCTTGACGGGACAGACCAAATGGGTTTCTGACCTCCATACTTTCCAACACGGTCATGATACTTTACAGATATGGTACGAGTTCACTAAAGGTGACGATTCAACTAGCCGTGCTTTCTTCTCTGAGATGTACTTCCAAGAACAACTCGATTATGCTCGTGCTGTCCTAGAAGAAAGCAACAATATGACTTACGGTTTGGATGACTTTCTAGGAGGTCTGGCTTCAAAACACGAGGAACATGTTTATCTTCTCCGTCAAAGATGGGGCAAAGTAGAACATGAATCACGAGTGGCAAGTGGTGCTGGACATCATTTCCATGACAACCCCGAAAAGAGAGAGGTTCGTCAACTTCAGCAGAGCAAAGCGAAAGGCAATGCCATCACAGACAAACCCTCCGATGCACCACCGACTCCCTCTGATATCTTGGAAGATAAGGGTAAAGAGTTCTCTACTCTATCTCGTTATGTTATTAACACGGCTCAACCGACCAAGAAGCCGATGCCCTCATCTCGTGCCGAACTCCCAAAACAAGCCAAGCGAGTTCGCCTAACAAGGAGTAAGTAATGAAAATCATTAAACCACCCTTCACACAAGTAGTTGCTGGTGTTGTTAAATCGGGTGACCCTTCTGTTGGTGTGAATCCAACTGTTCAAGGTCAACTGCGAACTACCCAATGGATTATGGATGGGGCGAATAAGAACCCTAAGTCTTTCCCTCCAAATGCCAGTCATTTTACGGGTTTCAATACCAATGGGCATGTCGTAGGAGGATTCAATCCTTCTGTTGCTACATTGACATTTGACCTTGTGACTTACAATAAACTGTTTGAACTACACATCGGAAGTCATGTTTTGAAAGCGGGCAACTCCCTCACTTACACATCTTCTGCTGTCATCGTGGGTGACTTCTTGAACAATGTGGGGATACTCATAGCAGATATGTTAGATAATCTTGTGGATGCCATCAATCGTATCCCAGAGTTCTCAGCCACCAATGACGGTGCTGCTATCATCACTATTGAACATAAAGCCCAAGTGGGAATCAATTCAGATTCTCTTGCCATCTCGTATCGAAATATCGACCCGACTGTCACAACCTCACCTTTCGTAGAAATAATAGGGTTTGATGGTGGCTCTCCTACTGTTGGTTCGGTACTAATTAACTAGGGGGTGATAAATGAGTTCTGGAATACCTAAACCAAATGTCAACAAACAAGAGATTCTTGAAGCCTTACCTTTGGAGATCAGCCGAATTGCGGTGACGACCAAAGAAGGGGAAGTCAAGTATCGGAAAGTCGAAGAAGTCGAACTAGAAGACATCTTGATGTTCAACAAGAGCAATCAACCCGTTGTGATGAGAGGCAAGGCTGGGAGACCCTCCGATCTCCCCACATTGGATTTGCCCTCTCTCCAAGACACAAGCAACTTTGTCCCTCTGCCAAATCGTCTGCAAAAACGAAAAGACTTGGCTGTTGCACAAACACCTCAGCCAACGGCTCTGAACTATCAAAATGATAGGGTTCTCGCACAAGTGAGTCAAGACCCCGAATCCTTAGATGTCCTCCATTCCGTGATGATGGGCTTGGCAGAAGAAGCAGCCGCTATGGCTCAAGCGAGAGTTTCACTTGAAGCACAAGGGAAGAACACCTCCAATGTGTCATCAAAGCGTGTATCGGCATTGCGAGCCATTGGTGATACATGGATGAAGCGAAAGGAACAGTTGGGGGGTAAGGGAATCGACTTGGAGGGTTTGGCTTTCAAGAGAGTTTTCGGATTCACAATGGAAACTTTTCGTAAAGCACTCACTCAATCCAACATTCGTCCAGAACAGATTGAGGTTATCTTCGCAAAACTAGCGAACTTGATGGGTGATGATTGGGTAACTGAAGCGAAGAAAAGAGCAGATGGGGATGACTAATGTCTGGATTTCTTTCCGACATCGTGATGGGTGCTGGTCGTGTAAAAGGGACTGAAAGTCGCTCCGTTGTTGACATCATCACTTTCATCGAAAGTGCATGGGGTTTGCAAATGCGATTATTCCCCGTTCAGAAAATCATACTGAAAGCACATTACGGTATCCCCCTAGATGACACAGAAAAGACAGTCCCTTATTCCGATTGGAGAAGGGAGAATGTCCAGATGCTGACAGAAGCCGAATACCTCCGATTATTGCATAAAGAGGGTCGGTGTAATATCTCTGAGGTGACGGAAGGACACGAAAGACGAGAGATGATTTTATCTGTGGGGAGACGGAGTGGGAAGACAACAATATCTGCTTGTATCGCTGCCTATGAAACATACAAGTTGATTTCCAAAGGTGACCCACAAGGGTTCTATGGTTTGCCTAGTTCCAACGTTATTCAGTTAATAAGTGTTGCGACAGACAAAGACCAAGCGGGATTACTCTACAACGAGGTGAGTGGTCACTTTCGCAATTGCTCTTTCTTCACTCCCTACTCTGCTAACAACACCATGTCCTATGCGAGATTTCAAACCCCTATGGACATTGAAAGATATGGCTCTTATTCAGAGGACAACAGTGCCAACGCCAATATCAAAGTGACCTTCCGTTCTTGTGTTGCGAAGGGGCTTCGTGGGGCTGGTAATATCTGTGTTATCCTTGATGAGGTCGCTCACTTTACAGACAAGGGACAAAGTGGTGCAGAAGCCGTATATAACGCTGTGACACCTTCTACCTCAGCCTATTCACAGAAAGACCCCAACAATAAATCAAAGCCCATAGGTGAGGTTGAGGGGCGTATTATATCCATCTCCTCTCCATTGGGGAAACAAGGGTTGTTCTACAAATTGTTTAATACAGCATTTCGTGGTGGAGCAGCCAGTGCTAATATGTTGGCTGTTCAAGCACCCACTTGGGAAGTGAATCCCACTGTTCCAGCCACCGAGTTCGCTAAACATTATGTTAAAGACCCTCGTGTGTTTTTCACGGAATATGGGGCTGTGTTCTCTGACCGAACAAGAGGTTGGATAGAGGATTCCAAAGACCTCTTGGCGTGCGTGGATGACTCCCGAAAAGAAGTTAAAAAAGGCAAAACACGAGTTCCCTATTTCATGGGAATCGACTTGGCTCTTGTTGGTGATGGCACGGCTGTGGCTATTGGGCATCTCGAAGAGATTGATGGGGAGAATAAGATAATCCTCGATCTCATAGCCCATATTAAGGCTGGAGAAGGAGATTATGCTGATAGGGAACGCTTGGAGTTCGATGATGTGGCTGATTGGATACTCGGTTGGACAAAGAAGTTCTATGTGAAAGAAGGTATCTTCGATCAATGGGCTGGGATTCCTTTTGAGCAAGCCCTCGCCAAAAGAGGTTTGAAGAATATCAAGTCTACACACTTCACCAAGAATCTCACATCACAGATATTTCAGAACTTCAAAGATTTGATGTTCGACAAGAAAATGGTTCTCTATAATGACCCAGTACCCAAAGACGGTGAACTGTGTCCCTACTTAGAGGAAATTATGGAACTCCAAGCCGAGATCCATAGCAAGCACATCATCACGGTGGCTGCCCCTCAAGTCGAAGGAAAGCATGACGATATGTCGGATGCTTTAGTTCGGATGGTTTGGTCGGCTTCCCAGAATATCACAAAGCAACTGCGTGTTTCTATGGCGAATGGTCGTAATGCCTTCGGTCATCAAACCACCACAAGTGACCTAGTTCGTAGGCGAACTAGAGCCTTACAAAAGGGGTCACACCCATCCCGTCAATCACGCAAATGGCGAAAATAGGAGTTTTTTATGTCATCCCCACACAGAGCAGACTATCGTTTAATTCATCGTTTTATGTTGCAATACTCAAAGAGTAAAGCCTCAAAAAATAACCTCGTGTCACCCACTGATGCTGACATTGAGAAAGTTCTCCGTGCTTTCCATCATTTTGGGGGTTCTTGGGAGAGATTGTTCAAGGGAAGCATTAAAGATATGGTTGTCTTGAAGAAGATTGTCAAAGTTGGGGTCAAAAAGAAACTCTTCAACCTTGCTCCATCTTGGGATAGGGTATAGTGATTCACTATGGGAAGATACAGAGCAAGAAACACAGACCCCGTTGAAAGGGATGTTCATAAGAACATAGCCGAAGCCGAGCGTTATCTGAAAAGAGCGTTGTCGGTTCTTTCTTCTGTTCGTGGGAATCCCTCTATACGGAAAGCACGGTATAATCAACTAGAGCAAATGCTCCAAGAATCCGTGAAGGTTTTATCTTCTCCTCCTCGATTGACACATGCTCATGATAAAAACGACCCCGACTTGAATCCAAAGGTCGCAGAGGAACAACGGAAAAAACGAATGGAACGGAAAAGAGGTGATAAATGACAAAAAAATCTGGTGTGGCAGTCGGTAAAGTTCCTTCTCGTGCGAAAGTACACACGGGAAAACCTCGTAAAGTTGTGGCTAGTTCAATGAAAGTTGGTGGGTTACAGACCTATTCTGGTGGCGAAGGGTCTGGTGGGAACTTCTATTCTCCCGAACTGAGTACCGATTTCCTTGAACTCCCACAGAGTATGCACGAGAGATGGAATTACTTCCGTTTCTTCTATCGTTCAGAACCTTTCGTGGGTCAAGCGATTGATCTTCACACCGAACTTCCCCTTTCAAAAATCCGTCTGGGTTTCCCGAACTACATCAAAGACAGAGAGATGGCGAAGGAGGCATTGGACTTCTGTCAGAAGTGGTCTAGGAAAATCGGATTACTTCACCGTTTGATTGAGATCGTCCATGAATACAATCTCATTGGTGAAGTGTTTATCTTCATGGAAGATGTGACTTCAGACCCACCCGATGATCTTAAATATGAAGTCAGACGAGAACTGCTTGATGATGGGACAGTCCAAGAGGAACTTGTAGAACGAGAGGATGCCAAAGAACTGCAAGTGAAATGGTTGAAAAAGAACTACAAGGGTTGGACAGCCCTCCGAGTTCTCCCCCCAGAGCAAACCCATGTTCAATCGTTTCCATTCACGGATGAGAAGATTATTGAACTTATCCCCGATTCTAAAACAAAGGACATTATCTCACAAGCAGATAGTGGTGACCCAACAGCAAAGCGTATTGTGGACTCCATGCCTAGAGGTGTGGTGGAAGCCGTCCTTGAAGGGAAGAATATCCCCTTGAACACCGATCCAGATGCGGGTTCTTTCGTCTGCTATCTCGCTCGTAAGAAATCACAGTATGAGGACAGAGGGCATTCCATCCTTGAGAGATGTATCCGAACTCTCGTGTTCCGAGATAAACTTCGTCAAGCCAACACTTCTATCGCTTCAAGGCACATGACCCCCATCCGTTTGGTCTATGGTGAAGATATGGATCAAGCCGATGTGGAAGCATTGAGAGAGCAAGTGGATTTGGCTCTTGCTGATCCCGACTTCTCTATCATAGCGAACTTTGAAATCCGATGGGAGGAAATGGGTTCTGACCAACGCCTCCTTGATCTTGGTTCTGAATATGACCTCACTGATCGTCAGTTGTATGCTGGTCTTGGTGTGACAGAAGGCTTACTCTCTGGTGAGAGTTCTTATAGTGGTGACCGTATCAACTTGGAAGTCATCAACACGAGGTACATGCTTCTCCGAGAAATCCTACAAGACTTGGTTGAGGAGAAAATGCTCAAACCAATGTGTGCTAGGATGGGTTTCATTGAGGAAGATGAATACGGAAATGAACATGTGGTTTATCCCACACTTTCTTTCACAAGACTTGCACTCAGAGATAACAATGACACTTTCGATGCCTTGTTCAATCTCTATCAGAAGGGTTCATTGGATGTGGATATCATCTTGGAACTCTTGAACATTGACCCAGTAGCAACCAAAGAGAAACTAGAACGAGATATGTTCACACTCAACGATAGTCAGTTCAATGAGGTTCTACGAGGTATCTATGGTGAGGCTGGTCGTGCATTAGCCGAGAACTCAGATGCCCTTGAAAAGATAGCCGAGAATCTAGGTCTGACCTACGAGAAGCCCGAAGAAGAAGGTGGCGGTGGTAGATTCTGATAATCTATCTATATCGTCTTATAGATGAATAAGAGAGAAGTCGTCAAAAACTTCAACTAAAAAAGAAAGGGGAGTCCCTCAACTCCCCTTTCAACCACAAACTTGGCTTAATGTACTACTTGGGTTTCCCTCCCCGACAAGGAGTACACCAACTTTGTGGAATCGTTTTACCCTTGATAACTCGCAAACCAAAAGACTCTACAACTTTCCCTATCTTTTTACATTTGGGGCATGCCTTGTATTCTAGTTCATATTGGTCAATGGCTTCAATGAGCGTGTTTTTCGATATTTTCCCGTTGCCAATTCGGTGATCAAGTACAAGCACCATACCATTGGGTGTGTTTATCCTTTTACATATTTCGTCAGTCATGTCTTCTCCTATGCAGATTTGCGTTGTTGTGAAATGATTTGATGAGTACCAACTAGGGAGTTGTTGAGGGCATGCTCTATGGCTCTTTGGTCTATATCAAGACGGTCATCAAGCCATCGACCTAAAGCGATGGTGTGCTTACATAAGCGACCGAAACCACCAGCCTCACAAGTGCAACGAACACTCTTTGTTTTGAGATTCACTCTCGTGGTATAAACTTCCGAGCCAGATATGGGTGTGTGGGTCATCCCCGTAATCAATCCCGCATCGACATCGAATGACGGTGACATCACAGCCACCTTTGATGCTTTTATTCGGGTGTCCTTTGACACTTTGCTCTCAAGCCGTTGGATGGTTTCTCGTAATATCGTAGTTTGGTTCAGTATATTCATAGCAATCTCCTTGTGCTTTATATACGGAGAAACCTTTTCGATGCGATCCCTTTACGGCATTATTTTATAAATTAGTTCTCTCGGTTTTCTAGTTCCATCTCAAAGAGTTCAACGGCTTCTGTCAAGCCATGCTTTTTCAATAGTTCGATGGCGTACTCATCACACATATCTTCATTGAGAGAACGGAAGTGTATATGCCCTAGTTCGTGTGCTAAGATAATAAAGAGGTGGTCAGCCGAGAACCAGTCACTGCTAAATAATCTCCTATCAAGTAATATCAGAGGCTGAGGTACATCTTCCCAAGCAGCAAAAGCGTGAGAGGTTTCAAACATCGACATTTCAAAGTGCCACTTGGAATCTTCGGGGAGGACGAAGGTATCAGTGGCTGGATCTAGACATAGAACTAGCACCTTTTCGTCAAGGGGGCAGATAAACTGTTGGTATTGTGCTAAATCCATAATCTCTTTATAGAACTCCTATATCAAACGCCTTATTGAAGGAAAATCGAATGTATGTCTTTTTGAAAAAAACGTGGAATGGTGCAGTTTATAGTCTCTCTCTGAGAGATGATGCTTTCATTCATTTCACACCCCAAAGTAGAGCGAGAGAGATACTTGCCTCTGGTCGGTTACTGTTCAACCCTCCTTATAAGAAGTTTGGGATAGATTCCGTCACAGCCATCTCAACCTCTTTCGGGAGTGCTGTCGCTGGTGTGCAAACAACACACATTAAAGAAACACCCGATGACCCCATCGTTGCCCTTTGGTTCAAAACGAACACCCTCCCCCCGAAAATAAACTATCCCGAAGAAGTCTATTGGAGTTCGGACGTGGTTTTCACAAAGGTCAAACTTCTCACCAAGCGGGAGGGTCTCTCTATTCTCAGTCGGTCTAAGCCCCCAACAAAGGACGACTTCTCAGTGGTGTATGAAGGTTCACCTTCTCATAAACAACTACGGACAGCCAAATACAAGAACAAGAAGACCGTCAAAGACCAAGACGGGAAAGACATGATCGTCTATGAGTATTCAGACCAGCAGATCAATAAGCGACATAAAGAGAAATCCCAAAAGGTCGAGAAAATCCGTCAGAATATAAACTCTTTGGAAACGCAAGTTCTCAAAGACCTCAAAAAAGAGGATACCCGTCAAGTAGCACTGGCGGTCGCCCTCATCAATCACACATACGAGCGTGTAGGGAACGATGATAGTGCTTCCAATGGTCACTATGGGGTAACGGGGTGGAAGAAGAAACATTTGTCTTTCAAGGGAAGCAAAGCCTTCCTCTCATACACGGGTAAGAGTGGTGTTCGTCATAATAAAGAGGTCGATGACAAGGTGTTGGTGTCAGCCCTCCGAGAGATATCGAAAGGTTTGAAAGATGACGATGTTCTTTTGTCAGACATTAAAGCCCCCGATGTCAATGAGTATCTCAACCAGTATGGGATCACAGCGAAAGACATGCGAGGTTACCATGCCAACAGAGAAATGCAAGAACGCTTGAAAGCCCTCCGAGAGGAAAGGGGCGAACTACCGAAGGACAAGAAAGAGAAGGACAAGATTCTTAAAGAGGAGTTTAAGGAAGCCCTCAATGGAGCAGCGAAAGCCGTTGGTCATGAAGAAGCAACATTAAGAGGGCAGTACTTAGTCCCCCATTTGGAAGATACCTTTATGAAAGATGGCACAGTGATAACCACTTTGAAGAAAGCACATATATCAAGAATCGCCACGAGAGTCTTCGGTACAAAAACAGAAAATGAAAAGATGGATGAGGAAGCCGATAGATTGGTGAAGAAACAACCCAAAAGTAAACCACCTCGCAAAGACCGTCAGCGAAGAAGAATCGACATAGGGGATAAGGACACCACTGAGGACAAGGATTTGAACTCAAAGGATATGTCGATGAACTACAAGGTGATTGGTGGTTCGTTGGGTGGTGTCATAACGAGAGTTGCTTCTCGTTATATGCTGCTCTCTCGGCTATCCGAGAGATATCTGTCAGCGACCACTGAAATTGTGGAAACACCCAATCAAAAAGACACCGATAAGAAGGAAAAAGAGGACAAAAAAAAAGAGTTAGTTCGGAAGAAAGAAACCGAAGCGTGGGATAAGTTCACGGGGGAAAAAATCAAAGACCCCGAATCCAAAAGAGAAGTTTCGTGGGGTACTTTCCAGAAGAAACACCCCAAAGATGCTCAGAAAATCCGTAACAAGTTTCGGACAGACTTTGAGGAATCCTTTAAGGAAGATCAAGTCAATAAAGAAAATGAACAAGCCCAGAAACTAGATAGACGGCTCACCGAAGAAGAACTGGCAGAAGTTGATAATATGGTGGAGGAGGTGGTTAACCTCAATGGGCGTGAGATACGCCTCCCATTCGACACAGATGACCGTGTTCGTAGTGTTTCGATGGCTCTTGAAGAACCAAAAAGAGATGATGAAACTGTTGAGGACTACAACTCTCGTAAGGCAGAAGAGATTTCTAAGTCTATTAGAGGGATGGATACCAAAGCCCTCCAGCAGTTGTGGGATAGTGGGATGATTGATAAGAGTGACCCTCGTGTCAATGATGCGATAGATACCATGATGTCTATGGATGCAATGGGGGATGTTGTGGGTCGTCCTTTATCGGAGTCTGAAGCCAAAGCCATAGAAGATTTCTATTCTGCTATGCTGACGGAAACCATTAAGGTCGAGCATTTTGGTAGCGATAAAGAGGAAGGGAAGAGTTTCATTGCTGATTTCGTGGAGGGAGCGAAGAACTCAGCAGTGGAGGCTCTTAAAGAATCTGAGGATGCCGATTTAGGTGCAGTCATGAAAGATTATCTGTCTAATGCTACGACCAACAAGGAAAAGAAGACACTCAAAATCCACCACATCACAAAAGAGTTCATGTCAAAGGAACAGAAGGAGGCATTGAAAAGCCTAGAAGAATCTCAGAAGAAAGTGGAGTCCATTCGGAAAGAGAAGCAAACCCAAATGGATCAACTATCCGAGATTGATAAAACTCTCTCGACTGAAGATATCAGTGATGAGGACAGAGAACAACTAGAAACGGATAAGGCTTCCCTTCAAAAGAGTGTTGATAGCCAAGAGGGGCTTCTGAAATCTGAGATGGAAAATCAACAATCCCTCACAGAAAAAACACAACCTAGTTCAGAGAACTTACAGAAGGCACTGGATAAAATGATTCAGAAACTCCCAAAAGAAATCCAAAAAGAATATAAGGATTTCGGGAACACAGAGGAAATGATTGAAAAGGTCTTTGAACTCACTCAAGCAGAAGCCTTGAAGAAGTATGAGGAGATAATTGAAAACTCTAGCATGCCCCCCGAAGAAAAAAAGAAAGCCCTAGAAAGAGCCAAAGACCCTAATTTTGATCCAGAGGGAGCGTTGGCTGGTATGATGTCAGAGAGTGACGACATCGAAAATGAGATATAATCTCATGTCTCATTCAAAATATATTCAAACAAAATAAATAATCATTCTATATCAAACACTATATTGTCGATAGCCCTCAGAGGGGTTCTTATGACAATTTTATCTTATTGGGAGGCTTATACCATGAAAAAATTCGCTACACGGGCAATTGTTGCTGATCTAGACAACCTTGCTGATCTTTTCCAAAACGCTGGTTCTGAACTCGGTGTTCCAACTCGTATCGCTATGGATTTCGCATATCGTTGTGACCTTTTGTCTGATGTCATCGAAAAATTGGCTGGTGACGAAGAAGCAGAAGAGGAAGAGGAAGAAGAAGAAGTAAAAGAAGAAGAAACTGAACTAGAAAAGAAGGCTTTTGCTGCATTACAAACTTTATCTCGTCTTGCTTCTGAAGAAGAAGAAAAGGAAGAAGAGAAGGAAGAAGAAGCAGAAGAAGAGGCAGAAGAAGAGGCAAAGGAATCTTCTAAAAAGGCTACTTTGAAAGAACTTTCTCGTTTAATCAATCGTCTTGCTGGCGATGATGAAGAAAGCGAAGAAGAAGAAAAGGAAGAAGAAGCAGAAGAGGAAAAGGAAGAAGCAAAAAAAGAGGCTCGTCAAATAACAAAACGCCAAGCCCTTGCTACCCTTCTTCGTATTGCTGAAGAAGAAGAAAAAGAACTGGGACAACAAGAGGATCAAGCCCTTGAAACTGAAACTGATGAGCCTTATATGAAGGGCTTTTCTGAAGGTTCAAAGGATGTAGCCGAGGTTGCTAAGGCTGCTGCGACTTACCGTAAACGTCTTAAGTAAAAAGAGGTCTCCCTTGAAGAAACAATCTGCAAGATATGATCTTCTCGCTGAGGAGTTGTCCGTTGGGGATGCTGTCATCCCCATCGGTCAGCCCATTGGTGGTGTTGGTCGAATTACGAAAATCTATGTCGGCATTGGCATGGCAGATGTTCAATTCAATGGGGGTAATCGTAGGATTCCCGTTGAGGACTTGAAGTTTGTTGCTGAGGAGGGATATTCTTTTGCTCCCGATCACGACACAACTGCTGGTGGAGAGATTGATGAAGAACCCTTTGGTTCTCGTGAACTCTCAGTTCAACCACCTCATGAGGCTTTCACACCCGTGTTGAATGATATGTTCTATGAACAGACTCTTCCAACAAAGGTCGCCCAACGCTTTGTGAAAAAAGCATTGTATTGGGCTGGTCGTGATCGTAAATATCGAGCCACGAGATCCGAGTGTGGTGCTTCCTATCTATGTCCAAAGTGTGTAGACCCCATTGTGATGAAGAAAGCCATCTACAAACGGTTAGAGGGTGCTTCCGAGCGTCTGTGGGGTTGCCCCTCTTGTATGTTCTTAATCAAGGACACTGACATTGTGCGTTGGGGGGGTGAATAATGGCATTTATGAAATATGCTTCTGCTCTTGTGGTTTCTCCCGAAGCCAATCAAAGAACTTGGGGTGGTGTTCGCACTGCCTCTAGTAATACAGCCAATCTGGTTGGTCAAGCCGAGAAGATTTTCGGTGGGAAGTTCAATCCCTCTGATTATCTTTTAACACATTGTACTATTGTGGCTTCTGTTGATACAGATGATGCTCCCAATGTAAAACTCGGTTCTGTCACTGAGAATGGTAAGAAGATCAATCGTAAGTATTCTAACTATCTCATAACTCCTTCGACATCTAAGTATGTGAATAACAACGGAGATTCTTGGGATCGTGATGTTCTGTTGAAGTCTTATCAAACATTTGTTGGTAGTCATAACTTCCAAGAGCATGTTCAGATTGAGGACTTGTCGAAGGGTCGTATCATTGATGCCGTTGCTCGTGATGTCGGGGAATCTATTTATGTGGATATCCTAGTTGCGACAGACCGTAAGCACGCCCAGTTGGTTGAAGATATCCAGAGTGGTCGTTTAGGCACATTGTCTATGGGATGTACAGTCGATAGCACCATTTGCACCAAGTGTGGGAATGTGGCAGTCGATGACACTGAGTTCTGTGACCATGTGAAGTATGAAAAACGAAACACTTTTATTGATAACAGTGGCAAGAAAAGAATAGTGGCTGAGTTGTGTGGTCATACCGATATGGGCGACACGGCTGGAGTGACATTCATAGAAGCCTCTTGGGTTGCTGTACCCGCCTTTACTGGTGCAGTAATGCGAAATATTTTAACGGCAGACGAGGTTAGTTCGGATGTAGTTCGTAAAGCGAACGAGATTCTTTCAGTGCCTCCAGCCGAATGGTCAGACGAAGCCCAAAAGAAAGTCGCACGGAATGTGGTGTCTTTCGGTTTCGATGACGAAGAAGAAGATGAGGGTGGCGATAGCGAACCCACATCCCCTATTGATGAATTAGAAGATGAGATGGTATCAATGGTGAAGAAACGAGTTCTTCAACGGCTTAAATCCGAAATGTCCCCCAAAGAGGAGGCAAAGAAAGATGCACCAAAGCCCGAAGATAGTACCACTTATCAAAATGATACAGTGATCAAAGAAGGCACACTAAGAAAGGCTCACGCTATGGGTCAAAAACTTGGTGTTCTTCAAGGGATCGCAAAGGTTTCTCACACCAGAGAAGATTTTATTGATGGTATTGCTCTCCTTGATTATGAGAGGGGTTCAAAAACATCGGTATCTGTTTATCGTGCCAGCCTAAAGGTCGGTTCGGTATCAAAGTACGCCACACTGAAAGGTTTCTTGCTTGCTAGTAAGAAGGCTCTCGGTGGTACGATGACTAAATCTGAGGTTACTCAGATGATTCGACTCGCTCGATTGCTTGACTTTTGGTCAGCACAAAAACATTAACCCCTTCACACTTAAAACACAAAGGAGAGTATTATGCGTAGAAGCAGACTTACTTGGAATAAAAAGGCAGATAATGCCCCCGCTACCCCAAATGAGGGGTATGACCATCCAGCAGATCAAGGACAACAACCCGTTGAGAAATACTTCATTGACAACGATGGAAACGGTGTTGGTTCAGAACCTTCAGATTTCGCAGAAGATGTTCACCAACCACCTTATAACAAAGGTGACCACCCAGCGACTCCACACGAGGGACACGATCACCCAGCGATGAAACAAGCCGCTCGTGATATCCGTGCTTCTGTTGAGCGTAAAGCATCTAAATGTATTCGTATCGCACAAGCAACACTCGGAAAAGGTGCTTCTATTGAAGACTTAGAAGATCAAGCATTGGCATTCATGAATATGGCTGATGATGATGTTGCTGCAACTTTGGATCGTATGTCAGAAATGGAAGCGTACCAAATGGCAGAAGAACCAACTGCTACTTCAATGTTCGCAGAAGAAGATTCTGAACTAGAAGGTTTGATGGCTGAGTTCATGGCAGAAATCGAATCAGATGAACACGAAAGTACAGAAGAAGCAATGCTTTCTGAAATGCTTGCTCAAGAAGAAGCCGAAGAAACAATGGGCGAAGAAGAAATAATGCTTTCTGAAATGCTTGCCGAAGAAGAAATGGCTAACCAAAATGCTCCAGAACACTTTGAAGCAGAAGAAGAAGAAGCAATGGGTGATGAGTTAATGCTTGCCGAAGAAGGTCTTGATGCTATGGGACTTGATGACGGTATGGGCGATGACGAATTGCTTGCTGGATTGTTCGCTGGTAAGTTCGCTGGTGAAGAAGAAGCCGAAGAAGAAGAAGCAGAAGAAGAAGCAGAGGAAGAAGAAAAAGAAGCAGAAGAAGCAGCCGCTTCTAAGAAAGCATCTCGCCTTCGTCCCCGTGCTCGTAAAGCATCAAAGGGAGTTAAGACTCTTGGAAATGTTTCTAAAACAGCCTCTTCAGAAATGAACGAACTGTCAAAGTTGTGGGAAAGTGCTCCTAACATCAGTGACTTGTTCTAATCTTCCCGAAGATTCTTGAATGATTGAAATCCATCTAGTTCGCTAGGTGGATTTTTTTTTGCTTATCTGAGATAAAATCTCAATAATGTTTCGATAACTTGACCTATTGTATGATTGCCATCTTTGTTTCTGGAGGGGGTAGTCATTTTAACCTAAACTTTCAAACTCTCTCCCTTGTAAACAGGGAGTATTGCCTAAAAAAGGAGAAATCTTATGGCTTTACTTGGACAAGCGAGTGGTGCGTTTACAGAAAGTTCTTCATCTTTACGGATTCTACATGTTGGTATCCGAAACACTGTCGGTGTTATTACAGATGAGGCTTTCGAGCAAACTAACCCTCCCGTACTTTCTGCATCTGGTGCTGGATCTACCATCTCAGATCAAGTATCTACAACAATCTTCGGAGTTCTCTCTGGATCTGTTGCTTTCACTCGACCAGACATTGACGAAAATGTAATCGGTGGCCCAGCGGCTACTGCTGCTTTGTTGCTTTCTGCTGGATGTCGACCACTTGGTGTATTCATTAACCACGCTGCTGGATATTCTTTCGAGAACACACCCGCGGCTGCTTCTAACAAGTGTCCTTATGTTTCTGCACAAGGTTGCTATGCAAACTCTTTGTTTGAAACCAACATTATCACTAATGGTGGAACTACTGGTACTGCCGTTGCTGCTGCTGCTACTGTACCAGTTACTGCTTATGCTGCTGGACAAAACTTGGTTGCTTCTGTTAATGGTTACTTGACCAACGAAGCCGCTGACGGATATGAAGCGACACAAGGTGGAACTAATACTATTATCGGAATCGTGAAGATGGCCCCAGATAATACTCAAGATGAACTCGTTTACGACCAACGCATTTAAGGAGGAGACTACTATGAGCGTATCAAATGCTGTGAAGCAAAAAATCATTTCTGATTATATCAAGACTCCTCAAGGGCGTGCGAAACTTGCAGCGTCTATGACTCAACCATTACGTTTGCGTAGAGATTACGCATCGGTTGGTCGTAAGACATTTCTTGTTGAACAACTGCCAGACGGAGCGTTGCCAATTTATGACAAAGATCCAGATGTAACTGCGTATGTGGTTGGTGAAGAAGGACAAAACATCCTTGCAATCACTAAGCCAAGACGTGTTATCTTTCCTTTGTTTGAGATTGCATCTAACCCCGAAATCCCTTTGACACAAATCAAAGAAAGACGATTCGACCTTATTGAGCGTGCTCAAGATTTGGCTCGTGCCCAAATCCAAGCGGCAGAAGATGAGCGAGTATTCTCTACTCTTGATGCTGTTGCTCAGAACGGTTTCGATTCTGTTGGAAACCAAAACCCAGACATCCCAGTTGTTGCTCCAGTTACTGGTGCAGTCCTTGCTGATGCTTTTGCGTTAATCGAACGCCATGACCTTCGTGTTGCACGAATCTTCATGAACGCTCGTGACTATGCAGATTTGCGTAAGTTCGGTCGTGACATCTTGGATATCGAATCTCAGCGTGACTTGTTGAAGACTGGTCTTATGGCTACTCTTTGGGGTGCTCAGATCATCACTTCTCGTATCGTTCCCGTTGGAACAGTATATGTTGCTTGTGAGCCAGAGTTCTTTGGTCGCATGCCAGTTCGTACTGAGTTGACTGTATTGTCTGCTGATGATCCAAAGGCTCGTACTATTGGGTTCTCTGTATTCGAGAATATCGGTATCGGTTGTTTCAATCCTCGTGGATTGGTTCGATTGTCTATCACTCGATAATTGACTTAGAAACTTAGTTTTCATTGAAAGCCTCTTTCCGAAAGGAAGGGGGCTTTTTTTGTGTCCCCACATGGGGTAAAAAGTCATTATTTTCGGTCGCCTCCCCTAATGTTTTGAACATCACCCCAAAAATGAAAGGGGAAACAACCGAAAATGGAGAGCAAGGAAGAACTAGGGGAGGCTATACTATGTGGTATCGGGATGGTTTGAGAGGGCAAGTACCCACCGAACACTTAAAAGTGCCTCCTATGGCTGTTTTTGAGAGCCTCAGTGACCGTCCTTTGATGGGGGCTGTTCTTTATACGATTTCCGATTTGATATATAATTTTCCGACAGAGTTTCATGACAAGATAGAGGGGCATTGGTCTTCCCACCTAACAATGAAAAGGATGAATTGTTGTCTTCTATAAACCGTAGTTCGTTGAAGGAGATTTTGATAAAAAATCTCTATTCTCTGTGGCACAAGCAAATAGCCTATTGCCCTAGTTCAAACTGGCATATTGGTTTTTCTTTGCTTTTCTGTTCCACTTTTTTTCCCGATAACTGCTCTATATTCTCATACTTAAGGTACAAGAGAGGTGTTGAATGGTAGTAGAACTAACAGATTTCAGATTGGCTGGATACTTGGTGGCAAGAGGCGTGAAGTTTCTAGGCACTTCAAAGAATGACAGACGGGAAGTTGTCTTTTCATTTGATGACAGTGATGGTGAAGCCACAAGAGTCTTGACGGCATACCCAACTTCTCCAGAGCAGAGATATGACTCATCATGTAAGACAATGTATGACTTGGTTAAGGTCGAACTAAAAAAACGAGGCTAGATATGGACTTACCATTGACGGATTTCCGTCTTGCTGGTTTTCTATTGTCGAGGGGAATCACTTTTATCCGAACGGAAGAGCAACCTAACGGTGAAATACTCTTTCTATTTGATAATACAGATAACCTCGCACAGAACACTTTGAATGAATACCCCAACTCGCCAGAGCAACGGTATGATACATCTTGTAAGACAATGCACAATTTCATCTCTGCTATCAAACGCAGTAAATCTTATCAAAAAAGGAGGACTCAATGAGTACCGAAGAAACAGAAACCCCAGAAACACCTACTGAAGAGGTCACAGAAGAAGCATCAGAAATGACAATCTTGGAAACCAAGATTCTTCGATTCGCTAAACTGCGTGATGTCCTCTTAATGAAAGACAAAGATTGGGTGGATGAACACAATCAAACACGCAAAGACCTTTTGGAAGAAGCGGGTCTCCTAGAGAAGTTCATGGAACTCGATAAAGAGTTGCAAGAACACCGTGTCCAGTTGAAAGCCAATGTAGAGCCTATCAATGCTTGTGTTCAAGTTCTCGCTAAATATCGTCAATCTAAGATTGATGGTGTTGAGTTTGAAGGCATGGAAACTCTTGAAAAGGTTTGGATCTTTGAAGAACAAATCTTCAAAGGTGTGGAAAAGACGGCAGAAAAAGAAGAAAAAGAAGAAGAAAACTCAGAGGAGTAATCCCTAGATTATTTCTGAGAGGCTAGTTCGATTGAACGACAAGGTGAGAAATCCCTTGTCGTTTTTTTCGTTTATGGGTTTATACCAAAGCCTATATAAGTCACAAAGCCCACGCATAAATATTGTTCGATTGTTGTGAAGGCGTGGCTCATATCTATTGTTATTATTGTCGATACAACTGTTTTCTCAACGGGTTTTATACCCAATCTAATCTTTAATTAAGGAGTGAATTATGCCTAATTCTGGTGTATTTTACAAAAGTGGTAAGTTCCACATTTCAAAACTTTCAACTGACCTCGTAGAGTTTGCTGGTAAGGTTGAAGCAACTGGTATCACACTCATTGACGAGATGAAAACCAACTCTCCTCTCACTGGTGCTGCTACCTCTATCGTTCTTCCTACTGCAACTCAAGTAGTAGATTACGTACAACAAGTATCTAGTGGTGCTACTACTTACCAACTGGATGCTGGTTCTGCTAGTTCTGGTGAAGGAGAAGCATTTGCTTACACATTGAAGCCAGACACAGATTCTGAAAAGAAACGCCTTGACGATATGTTCGATGATTTTGCTGGACTGATCGCACAAGCGGCTTCTTCTTCTGAAGTTCGTGACAATGTAATCGAAGCATCTGCTGGACTTGAAACAGACGGTTCATATGCACAACACAGTGGTTCTAACTACATTGATAGTGGAACAACTCTGAAAGGAGTTGATCTTCTTCTTGACGTTCAAGCAAAAGCAAACGCTGATGCAATCGTTACTGAAAGAAGTCGTGCAATGGGTGTTGAATCTGCAATTCAAGCAGAACTTGACGCTACTCAAACTGGTGCTGGTTTGGGAACGGCTGGTGCTTACACTGCACATACTGGTGCGAACTACATCGCTGGTGCTAGTGATCTTCATGGGGCTGACTTGCTTCTTGATACACAAGCAAAAACAAACGCTGACGGTATCGCTCAAGAAATCGTTGATCGTTCAAATGCTGATGCTCTTTTGCGTTCTGATGTAGATTCTGCTCTTGGGACTTCTGTTCCAAACTTTTCTGTAACTGCTAGTGGTCTTTCTACTGCCAATGGTTACAACACTGCATTTAATGGTGCTGGTGATGTTGTAACTGCTCTTGAAGCATTGGATTCTGCAATCTTCGCTATGCTTGACGGTTCTACTGTCAATCTTGACAACTTGGCACAGTTGGTTTCGGCATACGAGAATATGGATGATGATGTCTTCGCTATGGTCAATGGGATTTTCGGATTCACTGGTATGACTGCATCACCAACTTTGAATGCTGACGGTGTTGCTAATGAAGTAATTGCTTTCAGTTATTCTGGAACAAACTACATGGACAGTGCTGTTACTTTGAAAGCGGCTGATATCCTTTTGGATTCTGCACTTAAAGCAGAAGAAACTGCTCGTATCGCTGCTGATGGTAACTTGAGTTTCACTTATGTGGATTCAAATGGTGCGGCTGCAAGTGCTACTGATTTGACTGCTGCTATCAATGAACTTGGTGCTGCTGTTGCTTCTAGTAACACAACTGTTCAAGCAGAATTGGATGCTACTCAGTCGGCTCTTGGTATGATTGCTGATGCTTCTGCTTCTGCTGGAAACGGTGGATACTACATGCCATCAGTTACTGCTCCAGCGGCTTCTGGGACATACTTCAAGGTTGGATCTGACATCAATGCTGGTTCTTCTTTGGTTGCTATGTTTGGTTCAGTTCAATCTGACATGCAATCAATGTCTGAGGCTTTCGAGCAAGAAGATATTGATATCAACGCTGAGTTGACTGCCACACAATTGGGTGCTGGCTTAAACGCTGACGGTACTTACAGTGCGAACGCTAGTGCGGACTACATCTCTGCTGCTACTTCATTGCAAGATGCTGACGACAAGTTGGATGCGGCTCTTAAAGCAGAAGAAGTTCGTGCAACGGGTGTAGAAGCAGCGATTCAAGCAGAACTTGATGCAACTCAATCTGCTCTTGGTGCAAGTATTTCTGGATTGGGTGTTTATGCTCCTCATTCTGGAAAGAACTACATCAATGGTAACGCTGACTTGACAGAAGACATTATTGATCTTGATGCTAAGTTGAAGGTTGAAGAAGATTCTTTGGATGCTTCTCAAGCCGACATTTTTGCTTCTGGTGAAACTCTTGCTGCTGACTTCTCAATCAATGGTAACCAATATTCTACTATTGAAGGTGCAATCATCGCTATTGGTTCTTCATTGGGTGACTCTGATATGGACTTCAGTGCTGATTCTGGTGCTGGATCTGTTGATTTGGCTTCCGAAGTTATGGCTATTACTAGTGCTGCTACTGGTAATACCTTGCAAGCCCCAGCGACTAACCTTGTCACTGCTGCATCTGCTCAGTCTTTGACAATCAAGTTGAAGCCAGAGATTCAAGTTGATGAAGTTCGTGCTCAGTTTGTACAAAGTGCCGTTGTTGGTTCTAGTATTTCTGTACAACATGCTCCTTTCGTTGCTGATGAAGCAATGGATTCTGGTGCTATCGTTTGTGTTCAGAAAGGTGGAACTCGTAAGTACGGAATCGAGAATGCAGACATTGGAGACAGTGCTAAAATCGAGATTCTTGGAATGGCGTTCGATCCAGCATCTACTTCTGGTGGAATCACTGCTCACACTTTCGCTGCTGGAGATGCTGTTGCAATCGTCAAGAGTGGACAGAATGTTGAAGGTGTTTCTTTCGGTGTGAAAGATCAAGGTGGAAATACTTTGACCTACGCTGTCGGAGATGCTTTGTACATGGGTGTTGATGATCAAGGGAACTCTTGTATCACTAAGGCTATCCCATCTGATGATAGTAACTTTGGTTTCGATGCTAAGGCAGTTATCTCTCTTGGTTTCGTTTCTGCTCTGAGTGGAACAAATGGTGCTACTGCTGATGCGATGTGGTTTGAAGTCAAACTTGTTGCTATGGAAGCATAATCTTATAACTTGTAGGGTAGACTCTCTTTGAGGGTCTGCTCTCTTGTGAGAGATTTCCCTAGCCCTCGTATTGAGTATTTTCTCTATACGAGGGCTTTTTATATGGAGGTTCTATGGAATTAGCAAATCGTAAAGAAATGAAACTTGGTTTGGGTGAAGCCATTCGGAGGATTATTAAGTTGCACGCAAGGAGTGTGCAAGGGGCAGTAACGCCAGCACAAAAAGAGGAACTGACACTCTTGATGGAGGCACTCAATGAGATTGAAATCGATCTTGGTTTCGATTGTAACGATGACGGAGTGGCTGACACCATCGAGATTTTTGCACAGACGGCAAAGACATCATGTTGTCGCTTGACCCCCACCAAAGGGAAATCGTCTAGTCGGTCAGATTTCACAGAAGAACGGAAGACTTCTTCCCGAAGAAAATCATCACGAAAGAAAACTAAATAAGGAGTTTTATCATGGAAATGTTCATCATTCTTTTAACGGCATCTGGAATCTGTTTCGGTATGCAACATAAGGTCAAGTTCTTACACGGGAAAACTGAGTTCACGGACTCCCTTCTTGCTTGCACTTACTGTTCGGGTTTCCACGCTGGGTGGTTGTCGTACCTCCTTTGGTCGTTGCCAATATTCAACCCACAACACATGGTGGGGTTCGCCCTCGCTAGTGCTATGTTCTGTTATGCTTTAGACGAGGTCACCAAGTATCTCGAAGAAGCACGCTTTGAGGAAGAGTGAACTATGCCTATCGCTAGAAAGAACACAGCGATTCTCACAGAGGAGTTCCCATTCTCGTTACCAGCGAGTGAGGATATTCCTCTTGGGGCATTAGTGTCCCTCACCCGAAACGATCAAGATATCGTTGAAGTGGTTCTCACAAATCCACAGAACGCAGACCGTTTGTTAGGCTTTGCCAAGTTTGGTGTGGTTTCGGGTAATGAAGGGAAGTATCTCGTGACACGGGGTTCTCGTGTCACACCCCTTACGGATGCCCCTCTCGTACCGAACACAGCCGTTTATGCCATAGATGGGGGTAAGGTGTCCAACACGCCACCAAACAGTGGTGTGGTTGTATCTGTCGGCTTTGCTGTCTCTCCCACTCAGATGGTGTTTATTACGGATCAACAGATTTTCAATGGTGTTTGACTTTGATGGGTATATTGCATTGTACAACACTCGCATAGGAGAAAACAATGCAATTCATGAAAGGAAACTTTATATCTTTGCGTGCCACCACCAAAATCCATCTCGGTCAAATCGGAGAGGATGTTTTAGAAGATGATGTCATTGAGTTCGATGGTCAGACTCTAAAACTAGGTGGACACGAACATCAGTTGAGTGCTTTGAAAGGAGCAATTCGTGCTGGTTGGTTTGTCGTGGCTACGGACACCACTTCAAAATACGCCCCAAAGCCCTCGGGAGTTCGAATTAAGACAGCCCTCACACAAGAGGAAGATTCAGATAGAACTGAAATGGTTGTTCAGACAATCGCTGACGAAGAACGGGTGGTTGGGACAGTGCAGAGTAGCACCCAGACCGCCAATCGGAATGTTGAGGCACAAGAAGCCATCTCTGTTGGGACAATCAAAACCCAAGCCAAGCAGAAGGTCAATCTTGCTGACACTCAAGCCGTTCAAGAACAACTCTCTCGTTTGGAGAAACCTCTCCCGAAAGCCGATATCAAGAAAATCGCCACGCCCGTAGCCACTGGTGATGTTCAAGAGGCAATCGTAGGTGAGAAACTCACTGAATTACTCCCCAATGCCGCTACCCCAGAGACCCCAGTTCAAGAATCTTCTGCTTTGAACTGGGATAAGAAACTCCATTACACCAAGCGAGTCAAGTTGGCTCTCGAACTAGCGACAACCAATCCCACCAAGTTCGCTAAAGTCATGGATATCGAAACTGACTCCGTCAAAAAACGCATCAACGATGCTCTTGCATAGAACCTCTCGTTATTCATTCGATATATTCCTCTCATTGAGTATTATCTTGATGAGGGGTTTTTTATTATGAAGAAAAAAGCAACAAGTTCCTACGCTTCTTGGGCGTTATTAAGTGAGGGTGTTTCCTCTGCGAGAGTTGAAGCCTATCGGTTAAGACACCTCGTCAATCGTGCTATGGCTCTCATTGAGCAATCTGTTGCCAAAGACCATCTGTATCAAGTGGCTGGAGATATCATTATGGGTGTGCCTTCCCGTCTTGATAGGATAGAACAAACACTTGATAGAACTTCTTACGCTTTAGCGAAGATGGGGGATGCTCATCTCAAACAACGCCTTCCTATCCACGATAGAGAAATGGTGGAAGAAAGTATCCAACGGGCTGACTTATTGAATCCGTCTTTTTCAAAGATGTCTTCTAATGTCGCTCAAAGATTCTTGGATACCGATAAATGAAAAAAGAAGCCCTTTCTAAATTACCCAGCGAACTGTCGGGTCAGAGAACCTTTGTACGGGATGAATCTAGTCGTGGGACACCCACAGACACAGATAGAACCCCTCAGAGTGTCTTGCCTCCCGATAAGGCGACACCTCGTTCTCCTTCTCGTGAAGATAGTAATAAGAAAGACAATGTTTCTCATCTCGGCCCCACTTATTTCAATGTTCCCGATGGGACAGCCAAAGAAATCAAGCATAGGACTGTTCCAGCAGAGGGTGAGCAGTATGGGCATCCTTATCAGAATGGAGTGAATACTCTCAGACATCGTGTCGATCAGCGAACTGGCTCAGAGGAACTAGCCGAATCTATTGAAGCCATCTCCGATGTTTATCTCGGAGAGTTTGACGAACTAGATGACGACTTTGATGATGAAGGACTCACAGCCGAAGAAATAGAGGCGACTTCTCGGAGATGGAAAGGGAAACGCAGACCATCAAAAGGTCGTGTGAGAACACGCCCTAGAAATGTCCGAACTAGATCAAAAAGATTGAGAAATCGTTCGAGAGGCAACAAAAGAAACAAGTATCAATACAACTCCAAAACTAAGAAAGTAGAGAGAGTTAAACGGAAGCCGAAAGAGATACTCAATCGTCAGAAATATGACAGAGATTATAATCGAAGACAACGGAAACGGAATCCATCCACTCGAAAAAGACAGAGAGGATATTACAAAAAGAGAGCCACTGATATGAACTTGGAAGCAATACAAAGTGTGATGGCAGACATGGGTTTGTACGAAATCCGACCACCGAAGACAGACGAGTTGTATGTCCCAAGTGGTGTGCCTTACTCCCCCTCTGGTGGGAATGGCTATTGGAAAAGAGACCTCCCCAATAGAAACCGAAAGCCCAGTGAGAGGCAAGACACCTCAAGAGAGCCGTCAGACATCGGAAACTCATCGAGAGTCGTACCTCAAGGGCAGTATGTCAAAGCGAGTATACGAGTGGCTTATCGCTTCTTGAATGGGTGAATAACCCCAACAAGGAAGAAACAATGGGTACTAATTTTTATATGAAAGTTGCCATTGATACTCCTCACAATTGTGAGTTGCACCACATTGGGAAGAGATCCTATGGTTGGTGTTTCTCGCTACACGCAAATGCAAAGTATGCCCTTATGGATCTAGGGAGATGGACTGCTTTCCTAATGGGGGATAGCGTGGTGCGTATCTTCGATGAGTATGGGAATGATTACACTTGGACTGAGATGGTGCAGATAATCATTGATGATAAGACTTGGGAGGGGAAAGAGCCACAAAGACACAACAGAGAAGAGGTTCTATTCAATGGTGAAGAACACTATGATGTTATCACTGGGCATTTTCGCTAAGAATCTCAAGGTAGCCTTTTTACCACGAACGGTATAGTAGAATATATCTTTGAAACTCGGTGGAAGAATGATTATCACTCACGCAAAAAAACCAACGGATAAAAAAGCCTATAAATATCTCTCTTTGTTTAGTGGTATTGAGGCAGCAAGTGTCGCTTGGAAGGACTTCGGATGGTCTTGTGTCGGTGTCAGTGAAATTGACCCCTTCCCTTGCGAGGTCTTAAAGAATCGTTTCCCCAATGTACCTAATTTGGGTGACATCACAAAAATCACAGAGGAGCAATTAAATGATCTCAAACATAGACACGGAGGAATTGACATCGTGGTTGGCGGAAGTCCTTGTCAATCCTTCTCTCTCGCTGGAAAACGACTTGGACTCAAAGATCCGAGAGGCAATCTTATGTTTGAATATTGCCGAGTTGTTCGAGCCGTACTCCCGAAGTACTTCATCTGGGAAAATGTCATTGGAGCACTTTCAAGCAACGGAGGAAAAGACTTTTCTTCCCTCATCGGGGAAATGGTTGACATCGGGTATAGTTTGTGCTGGAGAGTGTTGGATGCACAACACTTCGGAGTCCCCCAAAGAAGGCGTAGAGTCTTCCTTGTCGGAAGTCTTGGAGAAAACAACCGTGCCTTCGACATATTATTTGAGCAAGAGGGCATCACAAGGGATCTTGTCTCGTGCCGAAAAGCGAGGGAAAACAATCCCCACCCAGTTGAAGGAAGCATTGGAAACGATAGCCCACAAATAGCCTACAATATCACATTCAATGATGCGAACGGCAGAAGGAAAGATAGACCACACGGTGGCTGTTATATCAATGAAACAAATACAAGTAATGCCATAACAACTGGTGGTGTGTCTGACACTCGCATTGTAGAGAGTGTTGGTGAATACTATGAGCATCACCAACAAGATAGTAGAATTAAGGGGCCAAAAAATATTGGTAGCACTGTCACGGCAATGTATGGGACTGGTGGTGGGAATACCCCCCTTGTACTAGAATCTCAATCAGAGATGGCTGGCATTGCTCCTTCCGTGAATGAAATGAGGGGTTCTGATGCTGTTCGTCTAACCGCAAAAGTTCGCAGACTCACCCCCCTAGAATGTGAAAGACTTCAAGGCTTCCCCGATAACTGGACTGAGATTTCTTATCGGGGCAAGAGCAAAGAGAAATGCCCCATGAGTTCTCGATACAAAGCATTGGGAAACAGCATGGCAGTTCCCGTGATGAGGTTTATCGGCTTGGGGATAATGGGGCAGTGATCGATCTTCAGTCGTTCTTTTATATGACGATCCAATATGGAGAGAGAGGGGTTTGCCCAAATCTTTTTTATTCCATACAGAGGTGTTTATGATCAGCAAGATTGAGAAAGACTGTTTGAACTGTGGTGAGAAGTTCATGGCAGTTAAGACCGAAGTTAAACGAGGCAACGGAAAGTTCTGTTCCCGTAGTTGTTGTTCGCAACATCGTGTAGCCCAAAGAGAAAAACCCCAGCCCAATGTTTCTTGTGCCAACTGTGGGAAAGAGTTCTATAAAAATGCTAGTAAGAAACGGAACTCAAAATCGGGTTTGTTCTTCTGTGAACGAAAGTGTAAAGATGAAGCACAGCGTATGGGTGGGATCAAAGAGATTATGCCAGACCATTATGGCAAGGGTACAAGAACTTATGTTTCTATTTGCAAAGCACACCACGATATGATTTGTGTGGTCTGTGGTGAGGACAAAATTGTAGCCGTTCATCATTATGATAGAAATCACCACAATGACGACCCAAAGAACCTTGTGCCTCTTTGCCCTACACACCATTATTATGTTCATAGTCGATACGAGTATTTGGTCGCTGATGTGATTGATGATTATGTTAAGACCAAGTGGTCTGAATAGTTCGTCTATAATCATATATAGAGAAGAATATGGGGGCATAACTCAGTTGGGAGAGTGTCACCCTTGCAAGGTGAAAGTCGTGAGTTCGAATCTCACTGTCTCCATTTTCTTCTATCTTTTCAAGGACTTACACTGTATGTTAACGGCTATGGGCGATGTAATGAGGACTGCTTACGAGCGTGGTTGGATAACCACCCGTGATGGCAATATCTCAGTGATGATGAAAGAGAGAGATACTTTATACATCACACCGTCTGGTTGGAGAAAGACTATTCTTCATCCCGAACATATTGTTCGTATCAAGACCAATGGTGACCTTCTGAATCTGTCTGAGTCACAGAACGCAAGTGGCGAACTAGAGATGCACTGGCTTCTCCAAAAGTCTTACGCCAAGACCAGATCAGTAGTCCATCTTCATCCGACATATACAATTGCGGCTATGTTGAGGGGTTTCGATCTCCAAAAACTTTCAAATCATTTCCCAGAACTATCAAGATATACGAGGGTTGGTCGGACAGTGCCTATTCTTCCCGTGATATCCCCCGAACTAGCCGTTGCGACAGCCCAAGCCTTTAGGGTGACCGACAAAGGGGGTGTTTCTTACGACATCGTTGGTCAGAGGGGTCATGGTGTTTGTGCAGTGGCGAAGAATCCTTGGGATGCCTTTGAACACATTGAGAGATTGGAACACATTTGTCAGATTACATTGGCGAGTGGGGTCGAACCTAGTTTTTTTGAACCCATCCCTCCTCAGAGAAATGCCACGAGTACCTTCTTATGAAAATCGCTAAAACCATCCCAGAAATCCTATCTCAAACCGACAAGAAGATTCTTGGTCGTGCTAGGGGTGTGAATCCAACACTCAAGGGTCAAGAGGGGAAAGTGGTTCAGTATGAGGTGAAGGGTTCAAAGGCTTACACTATTGATGTGGAGTTTCGAGGAAATCATGTGAAGGTTCGGTGTTCGTGTGATGCTTTTGTTTTTCAAGGGAGTGAATATCACGCCAACAAGCAAAAGTTTCTGTATGGCAAAGCGAAGGGGAACTTAGCCGAACCCACTAAGCGTGACCCAGAGGGAAAGAACTTGGTATGTAAGCATATCGTGGCAGTATTTGATAACATTGTGGGTAGTAGTATACAGCGAGTCGCTTCTCGTTATTTGTTTGATACTTAAATACTCATAGGAGAACCTTAATGCCCACATATACATTTCATTGTAAATCTTGTGATACCGACTTCGATTTGAAACTCCGAATGGGTGACCGAACGACACACCCTTGTACTTCGTGTCAAAGTTTGGATAACACAAGGGTCTTTTCACCTATGAGTGTTGTCCTAGAGGGTGACGGTTGGACTGGCAAGAACATCAAGATTCGTGGGCAGATGAAAAGAAAGAATGCTCGCATTGCTCCTAAAGAGCGTGAGTTCGTTCGTGATTCTAATGAAATGAAAACAATGACAATCCAACCCAATGTAGATGGGGAACGGACTGACACTTGGGTTGAGGCGAGAGAACTTGCTCGGTCGAAGGGCAAGGACACATCTGGTTATGACACTTATGTCAGAAAGGAGAAAAGCAAATGATTACATTATCCGAAAGAAAGAAAAACTATATCAATGTGGTGATCCCTCTCCGTGAAGGGGTTGGCTCGTACAAGGTGTTCCTAGCAAACACATTGGATAATGCCTATGACCCAACAGCCCTCGTTGAGATATTTGAAGTTCGGCACAACAAAACCTTCTTGTCGCCCAGTATCAAGAAGTCTCGTAATCCTAATTACGAACTAGGGGTCAATAGTAAGATCACTCGGTTCGTCTTTGACCCAATGGATTATTATGACCCAACTACGAACACAGCCACCGATGAACAACAGATGTATGTCCGAGTGCAAGAAGTAGATAAATCTGGCACGGCTCTATCTTTATCTGAGATTCTTATCATCCCTCCCCCGAACTTTTTTATGTATCCAAGTGGGGCGATCACCGTGACATCTGACACAGTGGATAATCACGGGAGTGTATCCGTTGGTTCTCTCCCCCACCCGACAGACATGACCTTCGTAGTTCCGAACTATCTGAACTTCTTCCGATTGCATGTCCCTTCAGCAGCAACACACGATTTACTGTATTCCCCCAATAAAGGGATGCCTTATGTCCTAGTTCCAAAGGGACAGATATTCAATCTCTTTTCTATCGCCAACAATCAGTTGTACTTCGCTTCGGCTGGTGCTGGTGCAACGGAGTTCAATCTGTTCCTCACTTGTTCGCTTGACCCCATAGATGGATAATCTTTCTATATTCCTTTTTAATTGCCTCCTTGTTTGATGGGGGCGAAATCTTAATCTCGTTATTCGTTCGATAAAGTACTCTTATTAACGAATACCCCTATCAAAAATATTCTAGGAGAAAAAAATGGCTGAAATCTTTGTTGTAAATAAATCAGCGGGACTTAATGGAGCGTTGGTTTCTGACCTTCCCGTAACCAATTCTGCCCCCGTTGCTCGTCAAATCCAATTCTATATCGCTTCTTTGTACAGTGGTTACGAAGCAGAAATCACTGAGTATCTGACTGCTGTCGGTGCGACTGCTGTTTATGCAGACATCGCTGGTGCAGTTGCTGCTGGAACTGCTCTTGATGCTGCTTCAATTGCTAAGGACTACGGAACTGGTTCTGTTGAAGATGTTCTTCGTATCCTTGTTGGTGCTAACAGTTCTGATGGTATGATTGAAGAATCTGCAAATCTTGGTAACCACCGAATCTTGGGTGGAACTACTCGCAGAATCTATACCCGTGACCGTGTTGATGCTTCAATTCATGAAGGCTTCCTTCGTGCTCAATTGGATGCTGGATCAATCATTATCTATTCACTTGACGGCTCTGTCGCTCACTCATAATTAGGAGAATCCAATGGCTGAGATTTTTGTAGTAAATAATAGTTCTGCTCTTGTAGGGCAATATGTGTCTGACCTTCCAGTTGTCAATGAGACACCCGTATCTCGCCAGATTGGGTTCTACTTGCCAGCAGTGGCTTCATCTTATCAAGCGACTTTGAGTGCATATCTTACTGATACTGCTGCTGTTTTCGGTGCTGATGCTGCTGATGCAGACGCTGGTGCGACTGCTATCATCGGATTGATTGGTGGGGATATCACGGAAGCCACAATCAACACTGCGTTCGGTGTTGGTGGCAATGTTCTTGACGGAACAGCAAGCATTGAAGAAATCATTCGTATCCTTGTGGGAACAGACAGTGCTTTCACTGAAACTGGTATTGTTGGGAATCACCGTTTACTCGGTGGGAAACGCAGAATATACTTGCGTGACCGTGTTGAGGCTTCTCTTGGAGAAGGTTTCCTCCGTACATTCTCGGATGCTGGTGACTTGGTAGTGTATCTTGCAGACGGTACTGTTGTGTAAGGTTCAATAACCATTCGATAAACAAAGGGTGTTGAGAAATCAACGCCCTTTTTTGTGGAGAAAATACATGTACCCCAACAAACGACAACAAGTACAAGACGGACGATATCGAACAAGTGACCTATACTATGCAGCCTACTTGAAGGTGGCTGGTGTTCAATTGATAGACACCGAGAGGGAAGGTCATCGTGTTTTCTTTGTGTTTGAACACACCCCCACAATCAAAGACCTCAAAACCGAATACTTCAATCGCACCTCGAAAGTTCCAGCCCTCACATACGCTGACGAAATCCGAACGATGAAATCATTAACCCACATGGGTTCTCGTTGAATCCTTTGTCGCAGACGGGTATCCAGTGGAGTTGAAACGCTAGACCCACTATCCCCCTACCAAGAATCTAGGAATTAAGTCTTAAAAAAGACCCTTGATATTCTAGTTCGCAAAAAACCCTTTCTGGCTCATCAGAAGGGGTTTCTTTTTTGTGGGAAATCTTAAATGCACATGGACAGTTTTTGACCTTGAGAAAAACCTCGCAACAATGCCGATTCTTTCGTGGTAACCTCAGATTCCAGATGGAAACAATGTCTTTCGGTTGGGACTTTAGTTCGCACCCCCTTCAGACACTCTAGGAGGCAGATATCTCTCGTGGATAGTTCGAGGATTCACCTCAAATAAATATCAGAACTGACACTGGGAACTTGGAAGATAAACTCTGAGGAACATAAAAAAAAGGTGGGAACTAGAAGCCCCACCTTTTTAGAAAATCAATCAACCTTTTCTCGCTCTAATTATTTCAATCAAAATAATCAAAATGAGCATTGTGGTGAAGGGGTGCTTATGGAAGCACCACCCCACCACTGAAACCACAAGGAAAGTCACTATTAGCAACACTAGGAGAATAACATACATCACCTAGTGTGGGAAATAAAATAATCATTGAAGTCCTTTAATAAAATCTTTCAATGCCGTGAGGTCTCCTCCTTCGACCCCCGTCCAAAGGAAACCATGCCCCCCAGCCTTGTTCCATTCTTTTATGGTGGTGTGGTGATCATCAATCAATACGGCATTGGGCTTACAGAAAGAAACCTTCTCAGAACGAGGAACGACATTAACAACAGCCTCCGACCCCAACACCTCACGGACATATCTCGTCTTGTCCTCCTCAGCATACATACCAATGGGAGCAGTGAGAAACTCATAATAGAAGCCACTGTTCCTCACCCAATCCCATAGCCCATTGTGTTCCATTGTTGGGAGGTCGTAGAACCACCCCTCTTGACACCCTATCTTATAGAGTAGGGGTAAGACTACTTTATGATTTAACTCGTCTTTCTGGAGGGGGTAAGCCTTTCCGAAGACCTCAATGTATTTCCGTAATCCTTTCTTGAGGCTCTTGCTTTCAAGGGCTTCCATCTCTGTGTCGGTAAGGGTCGCCAGTCGTTTAATCTCTGTGACCATAGCCAAGCCAAAGTCACAGACACAGCCATCCATATCTTGATAAATTGTGATAGACATAAAAAATCCTCCTTTGTTTGTCCAAATCATATACGGAAAAAACTACTTCAATCAACCGTAATCTAAAACACTTTACCACCCCCATTAAAATAGGAATCTCTTCCCAATTCCCATGAATCCTTTTATATTCCTATTTCAATAGGAACAAGGAGATAGACATGGGGAACTCAAGCATTCGTGTGGCATATAGATATTTGACAGCACGAGGGAAAGCCAAGAAAGATGTTGGACACGGTGGGTTAGACGAATGGTTTTCTGGTCATGGCACTGGGAAGAACAAGAGTGAGGGTGAAGCCACTTGGGGTGATTGGGTGTCAATATCTCCCGTAGATAAAACCATAGAGAAAGAAGACGGCACAAAGAAGAAGATACAGAAAGGGGATATCGTGGGGGACTGTGGTATCAGCAAAGACCCCGAATGGAAAGACACCACCAACAATGGCAAATCACCCTTGAAGTGTATGCCTCGTCAGAAAGCCCACAAGATGGATAAGAAGGAAAGAGCCGAACTAGCCAAAGGGAAGCAGAAAGCAGAGAAGGGGAGCAAAGGGAAGAAACCCGTGAACACCCCCACTTTCAAGAAAGAAGATAAGAAGTAAATATTACTTCCACCCCCCACCGAGTTCTTTGTATTTCGCCAAAGCCCACCCATTGGCGTAGGCTGAAGGATACTTGTTGAAGCCTTTACCCTCATTGGGGGCATTGACGGTTTTCCCACCTTCAGTGACCGACTTCAGTTCGCCCTTCGCCATCTGAATCATTTTATCCCACAGTTTCTGATTGGTCGCTTCTGGTTTCTTTTCTTTCGACACCAAGAATCTGTAAGCAACTCGGACAGAGGCTTGTTTAACTTTGGGAGTGGCTTCCTTTGCGACCTTCTCTCTTGTTTTCAACCACTTGACTCCTTGTTGGAGATCCGTGAAGAAAATCCTATCCTTTCGCAGTAAACCTCTCGATTTTTTTGCTCTTATCTCAACATTCTCAAACTTCCGACCCGTCCATTCCCAAAGGTATTGGTTGCTCACAACAAGTTGGCGGGTGACCCTTCCATTCTCCCACACGGGGAGGCGAATAGATATGCTCCCTCCAGTTTTCTTGGCTTTCGCTTTGGATTTCATGATGGCATCTTTGTTGGATTTCTTCCATGCTTTGTACTTGGAGTTCGCTGAAGAAGAACTAAGTGCTGGATCATGACCCCAGTTCCGTAAAGATATCTCCCATTTGGACATCCCCGTGCTACCAACGGGTTGTCCGATTTTCCCACCGAGCATTCTCCCATTGAAACCATTCTCTTGGGCTGCATTATCAAAGTCGACATCTGACCACTCTTTAACGGGCTTTGATTTCCGTCTCTTGATACGATGAAGGGAATCCAAACCACTTTGAATACCACCCTCATCTTTCGCTTTCGCTCTATTGAGAGAAGCCTCCAAACGGGCTGGGTTCTTCGCCCACTCATCGAGAGCATCTTGACTCATATTGATAAGCCCTTTCCATTTGTCGTATATCTCTTTTTTCTCTTTGTCAGATCGTGCCATTTCGGTATTCTCCCTTTATCTAAAACACAGATATAGAATGGTTATTATCCTATAAGGTGAGGGTAGATATGACAGACAAAGAAAAACACAAGATTATGAAGGAAGCCTTCAATGCTCAGAACATTCGTGTCTATGAATATATAGATGACGAAGGTCGTGTTTTTTGGTCATTCGTGGAAACAAAGAAGCGTGTCGATATGTATCGCCTCCGTCTAGTTGATCGTGTGGGATTACAGTTCGTTCGTTGGGTCTTTGAACTCCGAAACCTCATCAAGAAAAAAGTCGAAATACAAAAGGACGACTCACTCGGTGAGGAACAGTTGGTACGTGAGTTCAACTGGGGTACAACCAACAAATTGAAGAAAAAATAACTCCTCCCCTGCCCCTTTGAGAGAATGGTGGGTATCATACAACGCAACAGATAACTAAGGAGTCAACCATGTCTGAAACTACTGTAATAGGTGATGTTGAAGAAACCACAATCACACAACTTAACTCTCTCCGTCAAGCAGCGAAGGATATCACTGCCGAGATCGGAAGCCTCGAAATCCGTAAAGCCCGTATTATTGGGTCAATGGGTGAAATCGAAACGAAAGCACAAGAACTGCTCGCCAATGAAGCAAAGCGTTTGAACATCCCAGAAGGTACTGCTTGGCAAGTCACTCCAGAAGGGAAAGCCATTGCTCTCTCAACAGAAGCCAACAACGGATAAGCCTCCCAATAATAGGTTTATATTCAGAGGGCTGTGAATACACAGTCCTTTTTTTATGGAGATTCTATGTCTAACTTACGGAATAAAGTCATTCGTTTGGCACATCAAAACCCCGATTTACGCCCTCATCTTCTTCCTTTGCTTAAAGAAGCCTCAAAAGGGCAAGCAAAAGCCGTTATCCAAAGCATCTTGAAAAGTCTTGACTTGAACGGTCTTGACCTTGAGGACTGTGTAGATGCTGTTCAACTCGACTCTCAGTGGCAAGCCTTCCTAGAAAGTCAGTACAAAATCGAGTTCAAGAAATCATACAAACTCTTGTCAAATGCTTATTCAAGAGATAATATAAGGGCTTTTCAAGAAACCTTCCCTCGCTCTAAGTTTTTCCAAAATGTGGATAGCACCAAAACGAGTAAATATGCTCTGGCTATCGTCAAGACGATGAAAGAAATCCTTCGGAGCAAAAAATCGTGGGAGTTCGGTGTTATGTTCGATGATATCGTTAAATATTGGCAAGGAGATGCTGCTGGGCGAACTGCGTTGGTACAATCCGATGGTTTTCGTACAGATGTGATGTTCTTAACCACCGAGAAGAACTACGAGTCTCTTATCTGGGAAGAAACAGAGAGGTATTTACGTTCTCTCTAGTCGCATCAATAAAAATCTTATATTTGAACCTCCTATGTACATAGGGGGTTTTTTTATGTCTGTTGCTTTCAAACAAGGGGACACTATCGGGAGAGGGGATCTAGATATCTTCCTCTCAAACTCAAACGGAAATGTCGCTAATGCCTACGAGATTTTCTTCGGACTATATTATGTCGACCCAATAACGACAGCAGAAGTTCTCATTGGGGGAGATAAACGACAACCAATGAACCCCTCTGTCGGGGAATACTATGCCGCACTCGCTATACCTATGGGTAGTACAGTAGGCGATTATCGCATCCGATGGACTTTCAAAGAGTTCTCTAGTTCCCCCTACCAACAAGTTGTACAAGAGTTCAATGTCGTGGGAGAAGCACTCATCACAACCACAACCAAATACACTCAGTGCGAACAAGACATGATTCACAAACTAAGAATCTTACTCCGTGACCAAAACCCCGACAAGTTCTACCACTTCAGACCACCCGAACACGAAGGAAGCATCGGAAGATACAACCAAGTCTTCGGTTACATCTGGGAAGACGAAGAACTCCTAGAATACCTCGAACGCTCTCTCGACTGGTGGAACATGATGCCACCCGAAACCGAAATGCTCTCCGATATCGACAAACTCGTCCGTTCAAAACCAGCATGGCGTACTGCAATCCTATGGGGAGCAATCGTCCACGCTGCAACTGCTCTCGCCTTCAACTGGGTCGCTGATGAGTTCGACTACTCCATCGGAGGTGTTTCACTCTCCATCGAAAAATCATCCAAGTACGAAGGACTCAAATCCAACGCTGAAGGACAACTCCAAATCGCAACTGAAGCCAAACAAAGAACAACTAAGTACATGAGGTCTTTACAGCAGCCCCGCTTTGGAAGAGGTGTGCGGTCAGCCTTCGGCCCACATGTTGGTTCTGGTGTTCTTTCTCCCAGAAAGTTCGTTTAGCAAGGTTAAAACTGGCTTTTCGACTAGTTCGCTCACTCTGTAGTTCGCTACTCGGTGGGCGAGTTTTGTTTTTAGTGCATCTACTGGGTTTGTGGGTTTTTCTCCCTTTACGAACCACGAAGTTTGTGCTATTCTATTCAAGAACACCTAGAAAGGAGATTCTTGGATATGAAAGTTTGTCAGCATTGTGGTCAGTCGTTTAAGGGAAGAATAAGTCGGGAGCATAAGGTCAAGTGTGCTGGTTGGGAGAACCCACCACCGTTGATGTGCTTGTGTGGTTTTTACACAGAGAGCCAGAGGGAGGACAAAGCCCACAAGAAGACTTGCTATGTTTGGCAGACGAGGGATAAGAAAGCGATAGCCCAAGCAAGGAGGAAACAACGAGCATTGGAGGTCTATGGTACGACCTCTCCCGTGAGCAAGTCAGCCTTAGCCCAGCAAGGAGTCAAGTCTGGTCGAAAGGGTTTGGATACTAGCACGGTGATAGAACGCTTCAAGGCGAAGCACGGGGGTGCGTATGATTATTCCAATGTGGTGTATGTTAATGCTCACACGAAGGTTGAGATAACTTGTCTTGCTCATGATTATACATTCAAGCAGAGGGCGAGGGATCATTGGGATGGGAATGGTTGTTCTTTGTGTGCTAGGGAGGCTATCTCTATTAGTCGTTTGGTTTCTTTTGATGAGTGGGAGGCATCGTGTGTGGCA